GTGTCAATACCCCTCTTGGTATTGCGCTCATGGCGATTGGTGCAGTAGCCATTGCGTCTTCCGTAGCTCTAAATTGGAATACCCTCGTAAACGCTGTCAAAAATCCAATGACGCAAATCGCTCTGATTGTAGGAACCGCAATGCTCGGTCTTGGTGCAATCTTGGCGTTCAGTGGAGGTAGTCTACCCCTTGGCATTGCGTTGATGGCGGCTGGTGCTGCGTCTATCATTTCTGCGGTCGCATTGAACTGGAATGGGTTGAGCGATCAGGTAAAGAACACAATCGCTCTTATCACGGCAACCGTTTCGATTGCTCTGCTTGCGGTAGGTGCTATTTTGGCACTCAGCGGTGTAAATATCCCTCTGGGCCTTGCGCTGTTGGCTGGCGGTGCTCTCATGATGGGAACGGCGATTGTCCCGAACTGGAACAACCTGTCTGATAGTGTAAAGGACAAGATCACCATGATTGCTACTGTGGTGGGTGCGTCTTTGTTAGGCGTAGGTGCTATTTTGGCACTCAGCGGTGCGGCCTTGCCGTTGGGTCTTGGCTTGATGGCTCTGGGTGCATTGGCTCTTGGTTCTGCGGCAGTAGTGAATTGGGATACCGTTGCCAATGCGATCAGAAAAACCGTTTCCGTCATTACTGCTATTTTGTCTGGTGCATTGATTGTTCTCGGTACTCTGCTTCTGCTTTCCGGTGCTGGCGTTGGCCTTGGCCTTGCGGTGCTTGCCGCCGGATTGTCCCTGTCCTATGCAGCGTGGACACTGGACGATAACCCCATTACCAGATTTGTAAAGCAGATGGCAAATTCCATCATTGGTCTTATTAACGGGGTCATTGACGCAATCAATGATTTGTTCCACATTCAGTTCAGCGGTTTGACGATTGCTGGTATTACCCTTATCCCGGCTTTTGATATTCGTCTGGTCAACATCCCGCATATCCCCATGTTTGAGGACGGCGGTTTCCCGGATGAAGGGCAGCTCTTTATTGCGAGAGAAGCCGGTGCAGAGATGGTTGGTTCTATTGGTCGCAGGACTGCGGTTGCCAACAACGATCAGATTGTTGAGGGTATCTCTGCTGGTGTCAGCGTTGCCAATGACGGCGTGATTGCTGCGATCTACGCTCTTATGAGCGTTGTCGAGGACAAGGATTTGTCCGTGTCCATTGGAGATGAAGTGATTGGTCGATCTTATGACCGATATGAAAGAAACCGAGGTGTCCGTGTAAATAACGGTGCCTTTGCAAATGCCTACTAAGGGGGTAAGGGGTATGGCAAGTTTTATCAAGATCAATGGGAAGTCCTATCCTTGCCCCCGCCGGGGCTTGAACATGATGACGGCTACCATCGTAGACTCGGCTCGAAATGCCAATGCGGTGGTAGTTGGTCAAGTGGTAGGGCGGCAACAGCAGAAGTTGAGTAACCTAGAATGGGCTTATCTAACTGCTGAACAGTGGTCGGCAATCCTAAAAGAATTTGAAAATTTCTATGTCACTGTAACCTACCCGGATATGGTGAACAACACTTGGACTACTCGAAAGATGTATCCAGGTGACCGGACTGCTGAACCTTTCCACCTTGACCCGGTAACACAGCTCCCGTTGGATTATATCAACTGCAAAGTCAATCTGATTGACTGCGGAGAACAGTTCTAAGGGAGGGTAGAAACATGAAACAGGTAAGCAATGCTTACAAGTCCAGCATGAAATCT